GCGCCTTGCTTCCGGCCATAGGGTGGCAATCGCGGACGGGGTGGTGGTGACTGTGCTGCCGGTCGATCACTTCCGCAGGCAGATCATGCGCCAGGGAATGGGCAGGTTTGGCAATTCGACCACACGGGGGCCGCGTCATGATGAGCAAGCGTGAACGATATGACCCGCGCCAAGTCTGGTTGTTCGCCGGATGGGATAGACCGGCACCGCGCGAACTTGGGTTTCGCGGGTCGCAGGTGCTGGCCTTTATCCGCAAATGCATTGCCGAGGAAGGGCGCGCTCCGAGCTACGGCGAGATCATGGCGGAATTGAACTTTGCGAACACCGCCGATGTTTGCCGGGTGGTCGAACGTCTTGAGGCGCGCGGGCTGATCAGGCGCGTTGGCTCGGGGAGGGTGCGGCGGATACGCTTAACACCAACTGTCGAGGGGGCTGGGGGCTGATATGGTGGGGATGATGGACAGTTGCGGAATTATAAAAACCGAGGCGCGCAAGATTGGCGCTTTGATCCCGTTCGCGCGCAATTCGCGGACGCATAGCGATGAGCAGGTCGCGCAGATCGCCGCGTCAATCCGTGAGTTCGGATGGACTAACCCTATCCTGATCGATGGCGCGAATGGCATCATTGCGGGGCATGGGCGTTTGGCCGCTGCCCGCAAGCTGGGCCTCGATGCCGTGCCGGTGATTGTGCTGGATCACCTTAGTGATGCGCAAAAGCGGGCGCTGGTGATCGCGGACAACAAGCTGGCGCTGAACGCGGGGTGGGATTTTGAGTTGCTGGCCTCTGAGATTGAGGGGCTGGGTGAGGACGGGTTTGACCTTTCATTGCTTGGGTTCAACGAGGACGAGCTTGCCAACCTGCTCGCTGAAAAGACCGAGGGGCTGGTCGATCCCGACGATATCCCGGAAGCGCCTGCCAACCCGGTGTCGGTGCTTGGCGATGTGTGGCTGCTGGGTAAGCACCGGATCGTCTGCGGTGACAGCACATCAATCGACGCAATCGACAGGCTGATGAACGGCGAGCGCGCTGACCTGCTGTTCACGTCGCCACCTTACGCCCAGCAGCGCGACTATGGCGCGGCAAAGGAAAATGTCAGCGATTGGGATGCGCTGATGCAGGGAGTGTTTTCGATCGCCCCCGTAAAGGACGGCGCGCAGCTTCTGGTCAATCTCGGGCTGGTCCATCGCGAGGGTGAGTGGATGCCGTATTGGGATGGCTGGATCGCATGGATGCGCGATGCGGGCTGGCGTCGATTTGGCTGGTATGTGTGGGACCAAGGGCCGGGACTTCCCGGCGACTGGAATGGACGACTCGCGCCGAGCCACGAGTTCATTTTTCACTTCAATCGCGAAGTAACGAAGCCGAATAAGACCGTTCCTGCTAAACACGCTGGCGCGACACTTGGCGGTGGCGGGCTGCGCTCCGCAGACGGGACGGTGAAGCGCAAGACTGGGCATGGCAACGCCATCCAGTCGCACAAGATACCGGACAGCGTGTTTCGCGTCATGCGCCACAAAGGCGGACTCGGCAAAGCGGGCAAACATCCGGCAGTTTTCCCGGTCGCTCTCGTGGAGGAAGCGCTGGACGCATACACGAAAGCGGGCGACATTGTGTTCGAGCCCTTCTGCGGCTCTGGAACGCAAGTCATCGCTGCGGAGAAGCTAGGTCGCCACTGTTTCGGCTCCGAACTCGACCCGGCTTACGTCGATGTTGCGGTCAAACGCTGGCAGGACTTCACCGGCCTTGAGGCGATCCACGAAAAAACCGGCCACACGTTCGCCCACGTTGCCACGACAGCGCGAGAGCTGGTCGAAGTGAAGCAGGAGGGCGCATAATGGCCGCGCCCACGCCTTGGCTCCCGACCGACCAGGAGCGCCAACGCATCCGCCTTTATGCGGGCCTCGGTTTGACGCAGGAGCAAATCGCCAGCCTCGTCGGCAAGTCCGTTGACAGTTTGACCCGCCATGCCCGCAAGGAACTGGACGATGGCAAAGCGGAAACTATCGCCAAGGTGGCGGGCAACCTTGTGCAAAAGGCGCTCAAAGGCGACACCGCCAGCGCCATATTCTACCTCAAAACACAGGCAGGTTGGCGCGAAACAAACAACGTCAATCTACAGACTGACCGCGATGTCATCATCAATATGAGGCGCAAGTCCGATGCCGGTGGTTGACCTTGAGTTTACCGATCCGCAAATGGACTTCATTGAGGCGACGGAGCCTTTCCCGGCGATGGTGGCTGGATTTGGGGCGGGAAAATCACACGCAGGAATCTGGCGCGCGATCACTATGAAGATGCGCCACCGGGCCTGCAATGTGGCCTATTATCTGCCGACTTACGACCTTGTTACCCGCATGGGGATGCCGCGCTTTTGTGAGGCCCTCGATATGATGGGCATCCCATACAAGCCTAACAAGGTGGATAGCGTCATCGATGTCGAAGGCTTCGGGCTGGTTATCTTCCGCACAATGGACAACCCGGCGCGCATCGTCGCCTACGAAGTCGCGGACAGCATTTGCGACGAATTGGACACATTGCCGACCGAGAAGGCGCGCGACGTGTGGAATAAGGTGATCGCGCGCAACCGCCAGAAGAAACCGGATGGGTCGCTCAATACGGTGGGGGTCGCGACTACGCCAGAAGGCTTCCGCTTCGTCTATGAGCGATGGAAGAAAAACCCGGCTGCGGGTTATAGGCTGATCAAGGCTTCAACCTATTCCAACGCCGCGAACCTCCCCGATGGCTACATTGACAGCCTGCGCGCATCCTACCCGTCGAACCTCTTGGCCGCATACCTTGATGGCGAGTTCGTCAACCTGACCGCTGGCAGCGTCTATGCCGAGTTCGACCGCGCATTGAACGCCACGCGCGAAACCATCCGCACCAGTGAGCCGCTGCATATCGGCTTGGACTTCAACGTGGGCCAAATGGCTGCGGTGGTGTTCGTGATGCGTGACGGCGACCCCCATGCCGTCGATGAACTGACCGGCCTGCTTGACACGCCCGCCATGATCGCGGCGATCAAGTCGCGCTATCCTGGCCATGCCGTGTTTGTCTATCCCGATGCCAGCGGCGGGGGGCGCAGGTCGAACAACGCCAGCGAAAGCGACATTGCCTTGCTTAGGGCCGCGCGCTTCACTGTGCTGGCCCCGTCCGCAAATCCCCCGGTCAAAAACCGGGTGCTGGCGATGAATCAGCTAATCCACAGCGAAGGTGTGCGGCGGCTCAAGGTCAACCCCGATACCTGCCCGGCGTTCACCGAGGCGCTGGAAAAGCAGGCTTACGACAAGAACGGAGAGCCTGACAAAACCACCGGCCATGACCACGCGAACGACGCTGGCGGGTATTTCATTCATTACAAGTTCCCGATCATCTCCCGCACGATCACCCCCATCCGTATCGGAGGCATCTAAATGGCTGGCGTCCGCACCACGCACCGCGAATACGACGAATACGCCGAGGTCTGGCGCACCTGCGATGACGTCATCGACGGCCAGCGCGCCATGCACAAGGCGGGCGAGCGCTACCTGCCAAAGCTGATCAATGAGACGAGCGAGGCTTATGCCGCCAGGCTCAAGCGGTCGGACTTTTACAACGCAAGCTGGCGCACGATTGCCGGGCTGGTGGGTATGGCGTTTCGCAAAGACCCGACCGTCGAAGTCCCCGCCGCAATCGAGCCGTGGCTTGAGAACATCGACCTTGCCGGTTCGTCGCTCTACACGCTGGCCAAGGGTATCACCGAGGACGTTCTCGAATACGGGCGCATCGGCCTGCTGGTTGATCACCCGCCCATGCCCGAGAACGTGACGGCGATCAGTCAGGCGACGGCAGAACAGCTTGGCCTGCGTCCGACGATCAAGGTCTATAGCGCCGAGCATATCATCAACTGGCGCTACCAGACCATCGGCAATGCTACCGTGCTGGCGCTGGTCGTCCTCAAGGAAGAGGTCGAGGTCCAAAAGAGCGAGTTCGAGTTCGATTGCGAGGACCGCTACCGGGTGCTCGATTTGGACGAAGGCGGGCGCTACCGGCAGCGGGTGTTTCGCATTGATAAGCGCGGCAAGGATGAACAGGTCGGGGAAGATATCTACCCTCAGCGCGGCGGTCAGGCGCTTTCGTCACTGCCGTTTACCATCCTTGGCACCAATGGCGCGGCGCTTGAATGCGACGAACCGCCGCTGGTAGATTTGATCGATGCCAATATCGCCCATTATCAGGTGCAATCCGACTACCGCCACGGCCTGCACTTCACCGCTTTGCCGACGCTGTTCCTCGCCGGGGTGCAACAGGAAGAGGGTGGGCAACCGTTCTACATTGGCTCAAGCGCCGCGATCACCTCGCCGCATCCCGACGCCAAGGGCAGTTTCATCGAATACACCGGGCAAGGCCTCATGCCGATCAAGGACGCGCTGGCCGCGCTTGAACAGCGTATGGCCGTGCTGGGCGCGCGCATGATCGCCGACGAAAGCGGACAGGTCGAGACGCTTGGCGCAACGCAGATCAAGCGGCAAGGCGAGAACAGCGTTTTGGCGTCAATCGTCATTGCGGTTTCGACGGCAATTCAGAACGCCTTGCAGACTATGGCGGATTGGGCGGGCGCGACTGGCGACGTCAAATTCGAGATCAGCCGCGAATTCCTGCCGGTCGGACTTGATGCCCAGCGCATGACCGCGCTGCTTGCCAATGTGCAGGCGGGCTATGTCAGTCACCAGGAGTATTTCGACCTCTTGCAGCGCGCGGACGTCATTGACGCGGGCAAGACGTTTGAGGCGCACCAGGAGGAAGTTGACGCATCTGCCATGCCGGGGATTGCAGCGTAGTGACCCAAGCGCCGCCCCGCCTCGCCACAGACGGACGCGCAGGCTTTCCGCGCCCGGCCCGATCGGCGGACGTTCGCGTCTACATTGACGGCGATCTAAAGCGCGGGGTGGTCGCCTATGACATGGTTGAGGGCTGGGCTGACGTCATCCTTTGGCGCGAGGATGGCATGGCGCAGCTTACCGATATGGGCGACTTCATTGCCCGGCGCTACCGGGGCAAGATTGTGGCGGTGCTGGTATGAGCGAACAGGCCATCACCGATGCCATCTTGCGCAACGCGCTTGAATTGCAGCGCCTTTCCGCATTCGAGGAAGCGCGCGCCGACGCGGTGTTGCAAGACTTGACCCGCGACCTTCGCGCGTTGCTGGCATCGCGCAGCCTGTCAGACGCAGGCAAGCGCGAGATCGAGGCGCTGATCAAGGAAGCCGAACAGGCGATCAATGCGCGCTATGCGCAGGCGTTCGGTATGTTCGACGCGCAAGGGTTGACCGTGCATGTTGCCGAGCGCGCGGTTGAGGCCATGCAAGCAGGCATCGCGGGATCGATCACCCTGCCGGCCGTCGAGACGCTGGCCAGCCTGTCGCGCGCCGTGATGATCGAAGGTAGCCCGCTTAAGGCATGGTGGGACAAGCAGGCGGAAGATACCGCGTTTCGTTTCGCGGCGCAGGTTCGGCAAGGCGTCATCAATTCGGAAACGCAGGAGCGCATTGTCGGGCGGATTGTCGGGCGCGGCGGTGAACCGGGCGTGATGGACGTATCGCGCCGCCATGCACGGGCCTTGGTGCACACCGCCGTCATGTCGTCCGCGAACAGCGCGCGCATGGAAGTCTACCGCAAGAACGGGCGCTTTATCGCCGGGATCAAGTGGCTTGCGACCCTCGATTCGCACACTTGCAAGACCTGCGCGGCACTTGACGGCCAAGCCTGGGACTTGGAAGGCCAGCCCATCAAGGGAACGACCATGCGCCTTCGTTTCGCGCCCGCCCATGCGCTGTGCCGGTGCGTGATGACGCCCGTGCCTAAGTCACTGGATGCGCTCATGGGGACCACCGGCCTCGACGCCATGCGCGACGATCTAAGCCGCCGCGCATCAAAGGATGGGCCGGTTGCTGGCACCACCACGTTTAACGACTTCCTCGCCCGCCAGTCCCCCGCGTTCGTCGAGAGCGTTTTGGGCAAGCGGCGGGCTGACCTCTACCTCGCAGGCAAGTTGACCCTGCGCGACCTTGTGAGCGGAACGGGAAGGCCGCTTACCCTCGACGAATTGAACGCACGATAGGAGAGCATACCATGCCCGAATTTGACCCCACCACACCGGAAGCCAAGGCTGCGATCAAAGCGGCCATCGACGAAGCCCGCGCCGCTTGGGAAAGCGACACCGAGGGCCTCAAGGCGAAGAACAAGGAGCTGCTGACCAAGCTGCGGCAGGCTGGCGAGATCAAGCCCGAGGACTTGACCGCTGCCGAGGACCGAGCCGACAAGGCAGAGGCGGCGTTGAATGAGGCCAACAAGGCGCTCAAAGCTGCCACAGGCGAGCGCGACAAGGCGGTGAAGGCATTGGAGGCGGAAAGCGGTGCAGCGCGCTCATACGCCCTTGAGGCGGAAATTACCGATGCCATCGCCAAGGGCAACGTGGTCCCGGCGCTCGTCCCGGCGCTCAAGGCGATGGTCGCGCAGCAGGCCAAGGCCGATTTGGTGGACGGCAAGTATGCCGTGATGATCGGAGACAAGCCTGCCCGCGACTACATCGGCGAGTTCCTCGACAGCGACGATGGCAAGCACTTCAAGGCCGCTGCGCAGAACGGCGGGGGCGGCGCACCGGGTGGTGGCGGCGGGGCTTCCGGCGCGAAGGTCGTCACCCGCGCGCAGTGGGATGGGATGGACCACGCTGCGCGGTCGAACTTCTCCAAGGATGGCGGCAAGGTGGTGGACGCCGCCGCCTGATTCGGCGCGGTTCATAACCCGCTTGCGTAGTCAAGCATAAAGTGCGATAAGGGGCCTTACCGAATGGGGTGAGGCCCCTTTCGGCACTCCGGTTAGGCCGGGCACCGCAATGAGCAGGCAAGGCCGCTCGCGGTTTCCATCCCAACGAAATCGGAGTGCGCCACAATGGCCAATACCCTCACCAATCTTGCCGCCGATATCTACCTTGCCGCCGATAAGGTGGGCCGCGAAGTCGTCGGCTTCATCCCGTCCGTGACCGTGAACAGCGGCGCCGAACGCGCTGCCAAGGGCGACAACGTGCGCTCGTTCTTCACCCGCGCGCAGACGGTCAATGAAACCGACACGCCTTCGATGACCATTCCCGAGGGCACCGACCAGACGGTCGATACCAAGACCCTCGTCATCGACAAGTACGCCTCGATCCAGATTCCGTGGACCGGTGAGGACGTCAAGCACGTGAACAACGGCAGCGGCTTCGAGACGGTCTATGGCGACCAGATCAAGCAGGCGATGCGCTCGATCACCAACAAGATTGAAGTCAACGGCTTCCTCGCTGCCTACGTCGCCGCCTCGCGCGCTGTCGGCACCGCTGGCACCACGCCGTTCGCCTCGAACTACAACCTGATCAATTCGGCCCGCCAGATTCTGGTCGATAACGGTTGCCCCGTCGATGATGGCCAGACCTCGCTGGTCATGTCTACCGCTGCGGGCACCAACCTGCGCAACCTCGCGAACCTCCAGAAGGTTAACGAGGCTGGCGGCACTGACCTGCTGCGTCAGGGCACTCTGCTTGACCTGTCGGGCTTCATGCTCAAGGAATCGGGCGGCATCTCGCAGCACACCAAGGGCGCGGGCACCGGCTACGACTTCGTGACCGCTGGCGAAGCTATCGGCCAGACCACGCTGTCGCTCGAAGGCGGCACCGTCAACTCGACCGGCATCAAGGCGGGCGATATCATCACCCACGCTGGCGACACGGTTAACGCCTATGTCGTCAACACCGGCCTCACTGCCACCAGCGGCGATATCGTGATCGGCGACCCCGGCCTGCTTATCGCTGGCGTCGATGCGAACGAACTGACCATCGGCAACAGCTACACGCCGAACCTCGCTTTCCATCGTTCGGCCATCGAACTGGCCATCCGCGCACCGGCACTGCCGATGGGCGGCGACCTCGCCGACGATATCATGGTCGTCCAGGACCCGCACTCCGGCCTCGTGTTCGAGATCGCCCATTACAAGGGCTATCGCAAGGCGATGATCGAAGTGCGCTGCGTCTATGGCTGGAAGGCTTGGAAGTCGGCGCACATCGCGACTGTCATGGGCTGATAACGGGGGAAGGGCCGGGGTTTCAACGCTCCGGCCCTCCAACCTGACAACCTGACAGGAGGCCGCGATGGCATCAAATTACACCTTGAAGGCCGGTTACGTCATGACCGTCACGGCGGGCGCGACCAAGGCCAGCGTACAGGAGATGTATACCGCAATGACGGCACCGCCGCCGCCCCGGTTTGGGTCAAGCTCGGAGACGCGCCGTGATCCATCCGACTAACCCTGATGCGGTTCGCGTCAAGCGTGATGGGGAGCGCGGGTGGCATTGGGTCGCTGCGTTCGATCCTGCCGTTCACGTTCCGGTCGATGCGCCTGAAACCAAGCCCCAGCCACGCGCCAAGAAAGGCGGCACCCGATGAACGTCCGCGAACTAAGCTTCAACGCCCCGCGCGCCGTCGCTGTCATTGTCACGGTCAGCACCGCCACCGCGCAGTCGGCAGAACTATCGCCGGGCGACTATGCGTTCGTCTGCGACCAGGATTGCAAAATCCTCGTCGGCACGAACCCCACCGCCACGGATGCTTGCTGGTTTGTCCCGGCCAAGTCGCCGATGCGGATTGCCGGGGTGCAGGCTGGCGAGAAGATCGCGGTCAAGGCTGCGGCTGCTGGCACCGCTTGGATTGCGGCCATCTAAATGGCGCTGCGGCTTGGCCTTGGTTTGGGATTGGCGGGGGGTGGGCCTTTCTCCCCCTCATCCCTCTATGGCAGCGCTGGCGGCGACTACTGGGACTTCTCCGACACCTCGACGCTGTTTCAGGACACGGCGGCAACCAGCCCTGTCACCACGGCGGCGCAGACCATCGCGCGCGTCAATGGCAAGCTGGGCAGGTATAATCTCACGCAAGGCACCGCAGGCCAGCGCCCGGCATGGGCCGCATTGCCCAACGACAAGATGGGCGCGCAGTTTGACGGCACCGATGATGGTTTGAGCGTTGCCGGTTTCGACCTGTCTGCGGCCGACGAGATTACCGTGATCGCGGGGGTTCGGCGTACGGCCAATCCTGCCGCTGCTGCGGTGATGCTCGAATTGACGGCGGATTGGTCGGCGAACAACGGCACGATCATTTCCAGCGTCAATGGCTCTGGCACGGCTGACTTCGGATCGAAGGGGACAACGCTTCGCCAGCCTACCAGCCCGGCAGTGGCTTCGGTCCCGTCGAGCTATGTCCTGACAGGCCGCGCAGACATTTCCGCCGATAGCGTGATCCTGCGCATCAATGGCACGGACGTAAGCCAATCGCTGCTTGACCAGGGCACCGGCAATTTCGGCAACCATACGCTCTATGTCGGGCGGCGCGGCGGGACCACGTTCCCATGGACAGGGTTCTTTACCTCGCTGCTGATCATCGGGCGGGTTCTCACTGCTGACGAGCTTGCACAAGCCGAGGCATGGACCAATGCAAGGATGGGGGCGTACTAATGCTGTCCGCGACCCTCGTTATCCCTTCCGCCCTGCGCACCAAGGCCAACGCATTGGGCGAGGTGATGGGACATGGGCCGAACAATTACAGTGTGGCCCTGTCCCCGACCGGCAGCGAACCCGCAACGCATTGGGGTGGGCGCGGCGAAGTCACTGACGACTTCATCGCCATGATCGCAGGCGCGGCGCAGGGTAATCCTCCCGCCGGTCTGGACTATCCGCTGGCCGACCTTGCCGAAGTGCTGGGCGCGCTGATTGCCGACTTCCGCGCCGATGCTGCCGGGCACTTCGCGGACGTTCTCGAAGCGCATGGCCTGCGCATGGTGGAGCCGCATCTATGGTGAAAGCTCCTCTCCTCGCACTAGCTCTATCCGCCTGCGTTGCCACCCCGGCCCACGCCGACGCCTTCCGCGACCGTGAGATTGCCTATCAGGTACTCAACGCCGCCGATGCTGCCACGACCTGTCATGCGGTCAGTTCAGGGCAGGCCATCGAAGGCAACCCGCTGGTTAGCGCGGTCATCGGCAAGCGCCCGTCATGCGGTGCGGTGATCGGCTTCAAGGCTGCAACCGGCGCGCTGCATTGGCTCATCGCGAGCGAGATCAACAAGAGCGATCCGAACGGGGCCAAGGTGTTCCAGGTGGTCGGCATCGTTGTGCAGGGCGGGGTGGTCGCGGCAAATTTGAGGTTCGTGTTTTGAGCGGCCTTAACGCCAATTATCCGCCCCTCAAAGCCAAGGCACTGTGCCCCGAAAGGAGCGCGCTGTGGCTTTGATTGTCGAGGATGGAACGGGGATGGCAACGGCAGAGGCTTATGTCTCGCTGGCTGATGCCAATACGCGCCATACCGCGCTGGGCAATACGGCTTGGACCGGAGCCGATTCCGTCAAAGAGGCTGCTATCCGCCGCGCCACGGCCTACATGGAGCAGGCATACCGCAACCGCTGGAAAGGCACCCGGCTATTCCGCGAACAGGCCCTTAGCTGGCCGCGCTATGGTGCCGAGGCTGATGGCTGGGTTATCCCGTCAACCGAAGTGCCGGCCGATGTTGCCAACGCCTGCGCAGACCTTGCCCTGCGCGCGCTGGCTGATGATTTGAACGCCGACCAGACCCGCGCCGTCAAGCGTGAGAAGGTCGGCCCGCTCGAAACCGAGTATGCAGATTATGCACCGCTCGGTGTGCAATTCCGCGCTGTTGACATGGCCCTGTCCGCGTATCTCAAGGGAGGGGCTGCGGTGG